TTGCAACAGCAAATATAGCGAATAATGGGTTTGTGAAGTCGTTTGTAGAGCATTCAATTGTAATTGGGTTGGTGTCTGTAAGAGCAGATTTGCACTATCAGCAAGGTTTAAACAGGATGTTTAGCCGATCAACAAGATGGGATTTTTATTGGCCAGCATTAGCACACATTGGAGAGCAAGCAATATTAAACAAAGAGATTTACGCACAAGGAACAAGTGCCGATGACGATGTATTCGGATACCAAGAGCGTTTTGCAGAATATCGCTATAAACCTTCGCAAATTTCTGGACAATTTAGGTCAAATTTTGCACAAACGCTCGATTCATGGCATTTGGCACAAGAATTTGGTTCATTGCCAGCGCTCAATAGTACATTTATTGTCGAAAATCCGCCTGTTGACCGCGTTAAAGCTCTTGATGCTGAATATCCGGATTTTCTGTTTGATAGTTATATCAGTTATACTTGTGCTCGGCCTATGCCTGTATACAGTGTGCCTGGCCTTATTGACCATTTTTAGGAAGTTGTATGTTCGATTTTTTAACCCCTCTAATTGGAGGGGCTGTTTCAGCATGGGGACAGCATCAAGCAAATAAAACAAACATTGGTTTGGCACGTGAACAAATGGATTTTCAAGAACGGATGTCCAGTACAGCGTATCAACGTGCAATGGCAGATATGAAAAAGGCAGGATTAAATCCCATATTGGCATATCAACGAGGAGGAGCAAGCACCCCTGGAGGTGCACAAGCGACGGTGCAAGATGCGTTAGGAAAGGGTGTAGCAACTGCTTTGGAGTATAAAAGATTAAACGAAGAGTTAAAGCAAATAAGATCTCAGACAGAGATGAACCAAGCTTTAACACAATTGTACAGAACAGATGCAAGTATAAAAGCGCCAAGCGCACAACTAGCACAGGATTTTGGTAGAGTTTATGGCGTTACTAAAGTTTTATCAAAATATGCTCCAATTGGAGGATTGTTTGGTAATGTTGGAAAGTTTTTGAAACCTGAAAAAAAGTTTAGACACTATGGCAATTAGAACAGCATATGATGCACCAAAAAAAGTCATGACGTTTACAGATGAAGAGTCAATGACAAAACAAAGTTTTAAAAGAGAGTGTGATATCAATCACATTATAGCAAAATATGAGAAAACAGGTTCAATTAGTCATTTTAGGGCTTCAGAGCCGTTTTACGGCAATTTTGAGTCAGTTGACGACTACCATACAGCCCTACAAAAGATAAACGAATCTAGGGCATATTTTGAGGCATTGCCGGCCAAAGTTAGATCACGATTTGGAAACGATGTTGGAGCATTTTTAGAATTTGCGATCAACGAAGAGAATTTAAGTGAGATGCAAGATTTAGGAATAATACCCAAAATCAAAGTAGAACAAAAAGCAGAAGAGGTCGGAACGACCTAGGGGCCCCGCAGTATATTACTTGATATTAACTGTGGGGACTGACAGGTTTTCCTTAAACCTGTCCATTTAGTACTTACAAAAAAGAAAGAAAGTACTAAAGAAAGAAAAAATATAAAAAGAAAAAAAATAAGCAAAAAAACAGCTTTAGCAATCAGTTTCAGCTAAAAGGAGAGATTATATGAGACGAAGAAGAATGTCACGAAGTGGCTCTAAAAAGTATTTTACAAAAAATGCAGTCAGAGTGAAATCTAAGAATTACAGACTTACACCGATGAGGGGCGGAATACGTCTGTAAAAAAAAATGAGGGCCCAGTAGCCCTCACACATTAGAGGTCATCAGTATATGGTTTGTCACAAACCTTTGCAAGCGTCAAATAAAGATGGCGTTATTCAATTTTCAAATGCAAAAGCAAAATTATTTTATGAGCATGGTTATACAATGGGTGAGTTGAAAGAACTCGATTCAGAACATGTATGTATACCTTGCGGACAATGTCTTGGTTGTAGAGTAGATTATGGAAAAGAATGGGCTTCAAGAATAATGCATGAAGCAGAGACACATGAAGAGAATTGTTTCATAACTCTTACGTATGCTAACGAATATTTACCACCAGGAGGAACGTTAGTAAAAGCCGATTTTCAGAAGTTTATGAAACGGTTAAGAGAATACTTATCACGTACAGAAGGCACAAAAATAAGATATTTTGTTGCTGGTGAGTATGGAGAAAGTGTAGGACAAAGGCCACATTATCATGCGATTATATTTGGTTGGGAACCAAAAGATAAAAGGCCTGTATTTAGAGGTAGAAAAGAACCGAATTATATAAGCGAAGTATTATCAAAGTTGTGGCCGTATGGAATGCATGATGTAGGTACAGTTACAGCAAAAAGTGCTGGATATGTGGCAAGTTATGTATTAAAGAAAGTGAAGGGTAAGTTAGCAAAAGATTATTACGGTGGTAGACAGCCGGAATATGCATGTATGTCGCGTGACGGAGCTATTGGCAAACAGTGGATTTTGACCAATATGAAAGATGTTTTTAACAAATATACAGATTTTATAGTTGTAGATACAAAAAAGTTTAAAATACCACGTATATACAACAAAATATATTCAGATATGTTTCCAGAAAAGTATTTAGAAATAAAAGAAAAGCGAGAATTAAAAGCTTTAAAAATAAATAAAGATACGTCAGCAAAAAAGTTATCTGATAAAGATAAAAATTTAAAATCTGCTTTAAGTATAAAAAGTAAAACATTACATTCAAAAGTAGCATGATTCAAAAGTTATTTACAGTATATGACAGTAAAGCAGAAACGTATTTACAACCGTTCTGCGCGCCTACAAAAGGCATAGCCATTAGAAGTTTTCAGGATAGTGTTCGAGACCCTTCATCAAACTTAAATAAGTATCCTGAAGACTTCACTTTGTTTGAACTCGGTAGTTACGATCAAACAAAAGCGACATTTAGTTTACATCCAAGCCCGCAAAGCGTAGGTGTAGCAATAGAGTTTTTAGAGCCGAAGGCCTAAAAACGTAAAAGGGCGGACACGCAGTGCGTGTTCGTTCCGTTTAAGCAATTTGGGGGGGTTCTACGTAAGTTCGAAGACAGCGTGTTTGGAGTCTGTAGACGTTGGGGAAAAAGTAGTTCCCCCCCTTTCTAAGCCAAAAAAGGGAGAATATGAAGAACCGTAAATTACCCTCAGAACAGCATAATTTTGCACGAGCACCACAAGCTCAAATTCCAAGAAGTAGTTTTAATCGTTCGTTTTCGTCAAAAACAACATTTGATAGCGGTTATTTAATACCTGTGTACGTAGATGAAGCGTTACCAGGTGATACGTTTAATTTGAAAATGACTGCATTTGCACGTATGTCAACGCCGATTCATCCGATTATGGATAATTTGCATATGGATACGTTTTTTTTTGCTGTACCAATGCGTTTGGTTTGGGACAATTGGCAAAAGTTTTGCGGAGAGCAAGTTGATCCAGGAGATTCAACAGATTATACAATACCTACTTTGACATCACCAGCTGGTGGGTATACGAATAGTTCGTTGAGTGATTATATGGGTTTGCCAACACAAGTTGCAGGGATAACCCATTCAGCGTTGTTTCACAGAGCGTATAATTTAATATGGAATGAGTGGTTTAGAGACGAGAATTTACAAAATTCGATAGTAGTACCGAAAGGTGATGGTCCGGACACGGTTACAGATTATGTATTGCAAAGACGTGGAAAGAGACATGATTATTTTACGTCTGCGTTACCGTGGCCACAAAAGGGACCAGCTGTTTCGTTGCCATTGGGAGGAACAGCAGATGTTGTAAGGGATAGTAACGCTACTTTTTGGAAAGTTTACCAAGCAGGTACAAATAATATTTTGGCTAACCAAACTCAGTTTTATTCTTTTGTAGTTGGTGAACTTGGTGCTAACCCATCTGCACAAGGTGTTTCATTTGATCCACAAGGCGGTTTGAGTGCTGATTTGTCTACGGCAACAGCGGCTACAATTAACCAGTTAAGAGAAGCATTCCAAATTCAAAAGTTGTATGAGCGTGATGCGAGAGGTGGTACACGTTATATAGAAATTCTTAAAAGTCATTTCGGAGTTACGTCACCAGACGCAAGGCTTCAACGTCCCGAATATTTAGGAGGGGGTACAACACCAATATTAGTAACACCAGTGCCACAAACGTCGGCAGTGCCGTCACAACCAACACCGCAAGGGAATTTGTCAGCATTTGCAACAGCAAATATAGCGAATAATGGGTTTGTGAAGTCGTTTGTAGAGCATTCAATTGTAATTGGGTTGGTGTCTGTAAGAGCAGATTTGCACTATCAGCAAGGTTTAAACAGGATGTTTAGCCG